CATCATTTTCTGACAAAATTTTCTTTGAGGCTTAGGGTTACCTGCATAAACATACCTGAGTTTGTATAAGCCTTTGTCTTCTTTGCTTTTTTTATCTGCGTCTGCCGTATCTGCAAAAAGATTTATCTGACTAAGCATCTGCTCCTCTTTAGAGTTGGTCACTTCCATTTCTTCTATTAGCTCCCACTCGTCACTAATGTCTTCCCCATATTTTTTAAGGTTTCTTATAACGACTTTTTCGTGTTCTACAGAAAGGTTTGGCTTTTCAGTTACTACAAAAGTCTTAGCATTTGATAGCTTCTGACCTGTTTCCTCTTCTCTTTGCTCATCTGAGACAATACTAGACTCTGTAAACTCGATTGGAGTTAGTGTTTGCACATAAATATTTAAAGAGATATTATTAACCGCTAAAATGTCATGTATAGCATCTACTATGTCGTTTTGAAAAGGTTTTATTACTACATTTTCAAATAAATTGTGTGCGTTTTGGATCTCTTCTGAGTTATTGCCAAGTGAGTTTCCTGTGTCTCTTATTCCAATAAGTAAAGGAGATGTAATTCTATGGCCTAAAAGAAGCTTTCTAGAGCACTCTTCTGAGATGTAAGAGTAAACGTCTGCTGCATCTGAGACAGAAATGTCCTCAATCGTTGTTTTATTCTCAGCAGAGTCTGAAAAAGATACAATGACCTTCTCTCCATTAGACCCTGTAAGCTTGTTTTGAATCTCTCTTTTGATCTGCATTTGCTTCTCCTGGGTAGGTATTCCATTTGTAAAAGAAACTAGCTTAGTCCCGCTAAAAGAGTTGCTTACTTCATTCATTAAATACTGGCTAATTTGAGACTCAAGGCGAGCATAATTTAAAGAAGCACAATAGTCAGGGATTGAGTAGTAGTGCATCCCTGGAATATGTCTTCTTATGATGTATATTTCATTTGGAGCACCGCTTCCAAAGACAGGAATCCTAGTCAGCTCATCTGAAGGCTTGTAGTTTTCCCATTTAGGGTGGTAGTAGTAAGCATTGATTTTACCCTGGTCATCACATTTCTCTGCTCTTAGGGTTTCTCTGTTAAAATGAGTGACAGAGGCCACTTGTTTTTTTGAGTAAGTTACCTGAAAAGATGCCTCTCCTAAAAGTTTTAAATCCAGGCAAACCCTTTTCAAATCTTTGGGCTTAAAAAGAGCTTTGAATTTAGCAAACTCATCAGGCTTTCTAGCTGAGTCTAAAGCAGAAAATCCCTTCCCGTAAATTTGATTGACCACTCCATTGATAATAGAGGAGGAGGTAGGAGAGTTTAAATAGTTATCGATTAGCTCTTTGTAAAATAAATTGTCGTCTCCAAAAGCAACAAAATCCTTTCTAGAGTCCTCTATGATTTCAGGAGTTTGATACGCTGAGAGCTCTAATATGTGAAAGTCATTATTATTCATAGACGAGATAGTCGTTTGTGTTTGAAGTTTCATAAGTGTATTGGTTCGTGTTTATGCTATAAGTAGCTGCCGACTGATCTGTAGCAAATATCTTATCTCTATACAGTACCTGAGAGGTTGCTGTGTTTGTGATCTCTATAGTATAGTTTTGATCTTTTGCTGAATCAAAGCCAAATGAGGCTGTGTATTGATAATAGTACTTAGTCTCTGTAAAAGAAGAAACAGTCTGAGAATAGACCTGAGTATTTTGTGACTCATTTTTTACCACTACTTTGAAAATATTTGCCCCCGTGGGTGCATATACTTTTGGAATGAAATTTAAAGTATGGCTGCTCTCGGATCTGTCTAAGATTATCGACATTCTTTTTTGTGTTATTTGTGTTTGGAGGGAGCTGCCTACATAGAGACAAACTCCCGAACCAAAACACAAAAAGGTTTATTAACTGTTAGTTCCTACCGTAATTGTTGGAGTAGCTGAACTACATCCTGCAAAAGGATTGGCATTAGTTGCCGTAGACTCCATCATAAGAGGAGGCTTACCTTCTTCAGATAAGAATTCTAAAGAGTATCCGCTCATACTATCGAAACTCCCCCCGCTTGAAATTCCACCGCCAATCAGTTCGCATCCGTTTTCAGCACCTAAAAGAAAGAAATTTGAGTTTCTATCTTCTACTACTATATGAGGTCTAGAATAGCTTAACAGTTTTAATTGTACGTTGTCTTCTTTTGTTATTTTAGGCAAGCTGACCGATAAAGTAGTGCCGAAGAAACTAGTCCCGTTATCTCTAGAAGAGTTCACGGCTGTCTCCATTGTGTTCGCACTACTTTTTAGGTCATATTGGTATGCGGTAAAAGTACCGCTACAGTCAGTCAAGACACCCTCATCTCCTGAAGTACCTTCAGTTAAGGTGCCAAGCCCGCCAAAATCTACAAAATAAATGGTTTTTATCCCTCCGACTACGTCCTTACAATTAATTGCTCGTCCTTTGGAAAGTATACATGCCATAATTTATCGATTTAAAAAGTTAAACATTATTGTTAGTTATTCTATACGTCCTCTGCGTAGTAAACGATGTCTGCTGCTGTGCCAAATTGAACACCCGCAGAAAATCTCATCACTACTCTTACGTTCATAGATCCGTCTAGGTCTGCCATGTCTAAAATTTTGACTTCGTTTTGATCTGAAAGAAGACCAGTACCGAAGAAAAGGTTAGATTTTTGAGCAGCGACTGCTGTGTTGTTAGCAAGTCCATTAGCTTGTACAAGTCTTACTCCGTCAAAGCTTAATGCTTGTCCACCATACCACATAGTCCCTTTAGAGTCTACACCGTTTCCTCCGATTGTAGCTGCAAAACCTCCAAGAGCTCTTACATAACTTCTAATGATATTAGGAGAAGCGTAGATTGTTAAGTCTTCCTGTCCATAAACTGCACTAGGAACTGCATCTAAGACCTTGCCTAGCTCAGTTACTACATTTGCAGAAGTAGAAGCAGTTGCTGAAATGTCAGAAACGCCTGAGTCAGCTTTTAAAATTTTTGAGAATCCGTCAAACTGTCCACTTGTAGAAGTATCACCTTCCCAAATAGAATTCTCAGTTCGTTGAGCAACTTTACCCGCAACGTAAGAGATCATATGATCTGCAAACGACTTGGGGATCACATCATGAGAACTATAGCCCATTGAAATTGCATCCCAATCGGATTGGAAGTCTTTTTTACAAAGAGTTAAATTCACTTGTTGTTGCTCAGGAGTAATTATTCTCTCAGCAATAGTTACTGTAGAAGTATCTGTATAGTCACATGAAGCATCTTTGACAATGTCATCTGTGTTAAGAGATTTTACCACAGCTTTATGTTTTACATTTGGCATGATTGTAATTAAATCATTAGCCAAAGTTGAACCACTTAAGAGGGCAGCAGAGATCCACTTTCCTGCCGACTCACCTGCATAAGTTGTTGTTATACTAGTTGTTGTAGCCATAACTTATTGATTTTTAGTAGATTATATTGATTATTAATTATTAAATTTTGCCATATTTGCTAAAACCCTATCGTAAGTGGTTTGCGTAGCTCCTCTTGGCTTAAAGAAGCTAAGATCTTTTTTCGAGTCTGCCTCAGGATTGTGAGAAATATTCACAGGTACTTCAGCAAGCTCTTCTTTTTTTAGCTCTTCTTTAGATTGAGCACTTAACTCTTCTCTATTTTTTTCTGCCATTGCTTTGATCTCTTCAACAAGAGACTTAAGCTCTGACAAGTCTTGAGCAGTTGCATAAGCAGGAGCTTCTTCTAAAGCTTCTTCTTTTTGCTCTGCCTTTTCGTCTGACGCTTCGATTTCTTCTTCTTCTTTTTCCTCTTCTTTTTCTTCAGCGTCTTTAATTTCAGCAATGATTCCCTCCTCTTTAACGGACAAGATTTGTCCACTCTCCATTGTGTAGTCTCCTACGGGAAGAGGGATTTTGTCTTCACTATCTTCGCTGACAATGAAAACTTCCTTATCCGCAGCGAATTCCTCAGCTTCAATTATAGTTCCATTATCTAACTTCTCTTGAGTTAGTTTAACGTCATCGGCTTTCTCTTCAGATAATTCTATCCCGAGTACGCCTTTGATTTTGTTTAAAACTTCGACTGCGTTCATGAATGTTTATTTAATGATTGTTGTATATATATAAAACGTCTGAAAATACTTTTTTTCTCATTTATTTTTTAAATATTCCCTATTCCCTGAGCCCACATAGACCCATCACAGCATTTTGAGCTGTAAGTGTTCTTGTCTTTACACAAACAGCCCCTGTTTCCACCTTCTTTTGAGGCATGGCTAGGAATGATAATACGACCCTTACTATCCCTCATGCTCTTCAGATAAAATAGATTTTATTGTGTCTAATAATTCCTGAGCGGAGGCCTGCTCTTCTATGGTTTTATCCTTAGGTCTTTGCATTTTATCACTAAAATATGCCTCTACTGAGAACCCTTTGACTTTGCCTTCTTTGACATAGTCATTCCAAATCTCGTCTGAGTCTACTCTCATAGAAACAACCCAAGTTCCCTCAGGGAGATCCATGTTATAAAGAGCAGTTTTGTCCTTTTTGGAGTCTTCAACGATCCATGACTCAACAACGGTTAGTCCGTCAAGTATTTCATTGTGTTCTAGGGTCGCTTTGTTTTGGTTTCCTTTTATGAAAAATAGTTCGGAGGCTTTTCTTACAGTATCTTTTGAGAAAAAGATGTAATACTCTTCTTTTCCTGCTTTTCTGTAAATAGGTTTGTTAGGAGTTAGAGCCGCTCCCATAATTAATCTTTTCTCCTTATCCACAGAAGCAAAAGTGATCTTCTTTTTTTGATTTTTTAATGCTATAAAGTCTTCCTCTATAGCAGGATTTTCGACAATGGAGATCGCAGTTATCCCTGCGTCATCATTCTCTTCGTCTAGTACAAGTTCTATAATTTTCATTTGATTTTATTTAGCCTATAGAGGCAGATTGAACAATATTTCTATCCATTTCCTGAGCAGTACTTACTTCCTTAGAAACTACAAAGGCCTTAAGTGGACTGTTTTGTTTTCCTGCAATGGTTTCTGCGAGTTGGTTTGTGCCTGAAGCTCCTACTACGTTAAAAGTTGGGGCTGCTGAAGTAGAAGGCTTGGGAGCTTGTATGTCTCCTACAGAAGACCCTCCGCCTCCCGCTTTAGAGGCAGCAGTTTTTGCAGATTTTACAGCAGATTTCATTGCTGCTACGATCCCTACAGCACTTGCTGCAAAAGCAAGTATAAAAGGTACGTTTAGCGGAGGTGGTGCAGCAGAGGTAGCTTTTGTCTGACCTTTTACTAATTCAGTTTGAGTCTCAGCAGCATTTAAAGA